GTAGACGATGCGGACCCCGTGGTTCCTGGCGGAGGCATTGTAATGCGTAACGTATTTTCACTTGCATTATACGAAATATTAGGCTTCCCGCCATAATTTAATAGGGAGGTATATGATTTATACGACGTATCTGTATTCGGGGTGGCTGCATCAATGAAGACCCAGCACGAAATAGCATATTGATAATCAAATGTCGGATCTAATGTCGTTACACTATTTAACGATTGATATGATCCAATAGTTTGTTCAGTATTAAGATATACTGGTTGATTTATCAATAATTTTCCACCTTGTTCCGAAAACCATTGCTGAATATACGGCCATATAAAGAATCCAATATACGCCAATATAATTACAACTAATAAAATGATATATGCGTACGGTGATTCTGGAGTTCCCGTTGAAAATGTATCCGGAGCAAGTCGCGGAAGACGAAGATTCGATATTGATCTTGGTAAATGTGGTCCATTTTTCGGCATGGTAGGTAAATACGATTTGGCCGCATTAAGTCCTGAAACAAGGTTATCGAGTACTATCACGACTATACATGGAATATAGAGGACGACATCAACTGCCAATTTAAAAAATTTATTGTCTTTATATGCTGACCCCATCGTGATAATTTTATAAAAAATCGCCAGAATTGCAATAACGATAATTAAGTTTAATATAAACGATCCTATCCCAGATGATGTTGACATGTTTTGAAGAGTAGTTACTAACCACGCAACTAACATTGCCGAAACAATTAGACCGGATAAGATTAACAAAGTGCGTTTAAGCATACTAGTTATATCCCAAACGTTCGATGCCGCTGTTCCCACAGCAGTCGATCCATATAAATCCGGAGTATTCATATTTAATGCAAATGACATTAACCAAAAAATACAAGCAAGGGTCATTAACGTAATCACCCATCCTTGTGGTTGTCCAAAATTATTCATAAATCCGCCCGGCCATGAAGCAATAACGGTTGTAAAAATAACGAGAAATATGATAAATCCTATGGTACTAAAAATACTAAAATAACTAAACCCTTTGAGGAATGGATTATTGCGTCGTTCGCCCGCATCCCCTAATCCTAGTCTCGCTATATATGAGCTGGTTTGGCCCAAGTCGGTTTGTGGAGTGAATAGTAGTGTACATAAATAGAGTAGACCAAACACCGACAATATTATTGCAAATACTAACGCCACCCCGAAATATTTGGTAATATATCCACCCGGATCTATTGCATAAAATATAATCATGAACAGAATTAATAGGACAAAGGTGATGATATATTTAATTTGTTCGACTATAATAACTGGCTTAACCCCGTATTTTGTCATATCTTCGGCCAGGACACGATAGAATAAATAAAATCCAAGGATAAGTGTAATCGGTACTATTAAATAGGCATATTTATTGATTTGTGCTTTGGTTAATGCAGTAAATAATATAATCACTGCAACAATAAATACACTTAGCATAATAACATTTATAAAGTCGGAGATATATTTTCTAAACGTGAATATGAGATACATTAGAATTACCGCTAAAGCGATACATTCGAATATTATCGCAATACTGGATGATGATAAGGATGGCGGGGAAACTGGTGTTACGTTTTTTGCATGATCTGGATGATATATTCCAAATAAAATGACCAATATTAAAATAGTGATACCTATTATTATTGAAAACCATGTATACCAATTATATAATCTAATATTTTGAAATGAACAACATAACATCTTATATAATCGTGCATTTCCCGAAATCATATAATAGTATATAAGGGGCAGTATACATAATAAAAAAATGCCAATGAAAACGTTAGTAATGATTGCCGTGGAAGGTTGTGTGGCAAATATCCATATAGAAATGGCAACAAGAGTCAGTCCTAGCAAGGTGATCTTATATGGAAAATCTACAATTGCTTGTAATAATTTCCCAATAACAGAAAAGATGATTATAAGAAGCTGAACTATATATTTACGAGAACCTATTAGTAATAAAAAAAGACATATACTACCCATTAAATATCCTGCAATTAAATTATTACCAGTTGCACACAATACAATTAAAATAATCGCTATACATGCACTACCTATCCCAATCGGTATTAACAAATCCATTGTTATATTATGATAATAAAATATATATTATCATAATATAATAATACTAGGTAAATTACATATTTTCGTGTGCCGTTTTACGACCATGACATTCTCGACATAATGCTACTAAATTTTCCACATTATTTCCTCCTCCATATTCCAATCGTGTTTTATGATCAACTTCGAACCACGCATTCAATTGATTTTGACATTCCCCACATTTCCAATTTTGCATAGATGCTACATATTTTTTTTTAGTTTCGCTTACCGACCGTTTTGTACCTTTACCCCCTGATTGTAAAATTCGTTTTTCTTGCGATACTTGTCCTAGTTGCCCGGTTTGATTCAGGCCATTCATAAAATTATATTCTGTTCCATCGTCATCGCCCGTGCCATTATTCGATGCCGCATTAGTAGTAAAATCCAGTATAGGTGAAATCATATCCATCGATGATTTATCAATTGGCATATATTTTACCACGTTGTTTGCATGCAACAATATATTTTTAAATTTTAACGGATTTTTTTTAATTAATAGATAAAACATAATACCTAAAAACGCGAAAAATCCCATTTGAATATATTTTTTATTTTTGATAAATATTTTTGTTAATTTTCCATCATGATACGTATTATATATAAAAAATGCGGTAATTGCCAATACAATGATTTCAAATCGCATTATTGTCTAACATATGGATATATAATATTGTTACCATTACGGTAAATTCATTAGTTTTATTTGTATGTAAAATATAAGACTAATATCATGATCGATTTGAAAAATAAGAATTTAATGGATTTATTTTATATATATTTTACACCTATGTGTGATGGAAATAATAATATCAATACAGATTTGATAATGGGGACCTTATTGGTAATAATACATTTATTATATACATTATTGATAATATTGACACTATTTTTATGTAATAATATATTGTATTTGTTTATTATTTTGATTATACTGTCATTGAATATTGTATCCATCTATTTATTAGAAATATGTCCACTAGAATTATTTGAATATAAACATCTTAATAATAGCGCATTTAAATTATTATTTAATTATAAATCCGCGGATTCTTCAATTGATAAAAATAATGTGGTTCGTCTCTCTAAAAATATAAATAATATTTTGGAATATATTATTATTTGTTGGTTAATATTTGCAATAAAAATACTAATATACGTATTACTTCAAAAATAATTATAGGTGAATATAATATTTACAATGTTCACAATAAATAAATATTATATATTAGCACTATTATCAGGGATTTCCTGCAAAGTTTATGACGATTTGGACGACAATAAGTTATTTAACCGCGTATTCGATACATACGATAAATTGGCAGAAGAATCGTTGAAAATGTTTCAAATAATTACACTGACTATATTTTCATTACACTACTATTTATTTTCCATCTATTTTTATATTGTCAATTTCGCGAATTATATTGGAAATAGAGAAGCATATTCTAAACCATATGAAATGTCTTTAGGGCTCGTGGGTCCCGTTATATTTCTATTTCTGAATTATAGTACATATGAACCGTTAACATATGCAGATATATTTATATGTTTATCATTTTTGTTAGGCATGTATATAGAACCATTGCTGGTAAAAGATGAAGTTAGTAATGTAAAATTTTATTCGCGAATGGGATTAACCGTATATTACATATTATTAGCAATTATTAGTCACTATACGAAAATATCAGAATGGGTTAAAATTATTATTTATTATAATATCGGATATTTGGCATTTTCTAGTTTATTTCAATATTTATCGGTGTATACAAAATATTTTAATTGATTATGACGATGTCGGTAAAATTTTAGTCGGTATTTTTACCTTCTTTTTGTTATTTACTAATTTTAATGGACTTCGTTCGCGTAAAGTATTTGCATTTGTAAACAAATCCGGTAATTTGGTAATATAATCTGTTAACTTGGCAATATCGATTGGTTCTGTAGATTTTTCCACCAATAATAGAACCATTTTTTCAATAGTCTCGACAATTTTAAGTTCATAGCGATTTAAGATAGATAAATTATATTGTAAATATTCCATAATAGGAAGATAAATCATAATAAATCCCCAAATATCCACATTTTTTAAATATACTACAAAATATTTATATAATTCCAATTTGTTTGTTTTTTTATTTGTATATTTAATTAAAATTTCGGTCAAATACTTAAAAATATATGAATATGCATATTGATATTTAAGTATATCTTCACCAAAATATTGCATATCATCATATGTTTTATCGGCATCGACATTTTTAAATATTGTATTCATTGATTTTAAATGACCAAGTCCTCTACGATTTACCCAATATAGTACATACGTATTTACGAATGCGCCAATGGCATCATCATCAGGATTTGGTGTAGTTTTTAAAAAGTCGTTATACATTTTTATAAAGTATTTATTCCATAATACAGTCGAAAATGGAGTATTATATTGAAATGGTCTTCCAACCATCATTGGTGGTATTTTTTTTTTACCTGTATAATGTGCAGATATTCCCCAATCAATTAACTTGGCAAACATTCTTGATTTATCAATAGATACCAATACATTTGATTCTTTAATATCGCAATGATATACTTGTTTATTATTCATAGGAATAATACCATTTCTTAACAAATCTAATAATGCACTATTTAGTTGATCCATTTTAAAATAATTCAAGTCTTCTGCATAAATATAATCTCCAACATCTTTTCCACCCGACGGCATATTAATGGCGCGCAATTTAGATAGACTTTCATTTACGTTGGCACTTGTTATTGATTGTTTTTGCAATGCTTTACATTTTACGTCAAAATCCACCATATCCGACGACGATAATTTATCGGGGATACAAATGGTAAAATCATCCAATAAAAAATAATTGCTAAAATTTGGGATACTATCTAACAACCCCTTGAATTTTTTAATGTTCGCGTACTCTGTTTCCGCATTACGGCGAAGTAATAATTTAGTAACCATGTGGTTAGTGCTACTACTATTACTACTATTACTACTATTACTACTATTACTACTATTAGTAATATCGGCTCTAATGCCGGCTCTGCTACCGGTTCTAATACCGGCTCTAATACCGGCTCTAATACCGGCTCTAATACTGACTCTGCTACTATTATTACATTTAAGAACCGGATCTAGTACACAACCATATCCTCCCGACGCAATAACTCCCCCCCCCATTTTACGCGTCCCTTTTATTTTTTGTGATTTTCTTGTTTTTTTTAGTTTTCTTGTTTTTTTTATAAACATTGAAATATACAAACTATAATAAACATATATTTTATTTTTATCTTTTTTATCTTTTTTATCCTTTATCTTTGCTATTTGTTATAGACATATGCGATTATTCCTATACATATAGATATAACCAACATATATATGAGTTTATTCATCATTTTATAATATTCTTTATATTTAACTTCATTCGGTTTATAATTATTATAATAATTTTCATAAAATTGCGCCAGTGTTATTTTAGGTTTTTCCAATTGTTCGTTAATTTTATTATGAATATGATGCACCCATCGTATAAAACTATCTCTAGTATCTAAATATGGAGTAACTGGATATACGTCCAACAACTTTTCAAAATTAGTTGCCATTTGTTCATTTGGTATAAATAACGGAATATCCATAATAAATGTATAATATCGTTTTTTTGTCACTGCATTTGGCCGCAATGGATAATTTATTGCAATGGTATGTAACATAAACCAATAATGTGGTCCGAAAATTTTAGGATCTAATACAGTTTTATTCGATTTATTCATTACTATAGTGATTACATATACATTTCTTTAACGATTTAAACATATGTTATGTTGATTAGATATCATACCTAAACTAAATATAATGTCAAATTCATGTTTGAACTGCAATAAACCAAACCACCAATTTAATCAATGTAAGATACCGATAATTAGTTATGGAATTATTGCTTGTAGACCGAGTGTGGCAGGACTTCAATATCTAATGATATGTCGTAAGTATACGTTTGGTTATATAGATTATATTCGTGGAAAATATCTATCTTACAATGCACCCCAAATTCAAAAAAATGTAGATGAAATGGCCAACGATGAAAAAGATCGTGTATCGGTTGAACCGGTTGATTCAGATAAAGGTATAAATGAATACATTCGATCTAGTGCAACCTCTTGGAAAGAACCGGAATGGGAATTTCCAAAGGGTCGACGAAACTATCAAGAATCTGATATGGACTGCGCACTTAGAGAATTCGAGGAAGAAACTGGGTATACGGCATCAAGTGTGAATATAATTGAAAATGTGTTACCATTTGAAGAAGTGTTTATAGGCTCTAATCATAAATCATACAAATATAAATATTATTTGGCATATATGAATGAAAATAGTGTACCCGTACAAAATTTCCAATCGGCTGAAGTTAGTAAAATGGAATGGAAAGTATTAGATGAATGTTTAAATTCAATACGGCCATATAATTTAGAAAAAAAACAGGTTATTCAAAATATTAATAATGTATTACAAGAATATAGATTATACTCATAATAGATTATATTCACACTAGATTATATTCACAATATAGTTTATATCATATAATATATATATTATGTCGGAAGAAATTGAAGAAAAAAAAGAGGATAATGAGGCGGTCGATGATAATGAGGCGGTCGATGATAATGAGGCGGTCGATGATAATATGGACCAGGTAAATATGGAAAATTTAAAAATTATGTTTGAAACGAACAATTGTGCTAATCCCGAAAAAATATATGATAAGAATTGTAATAAATTTTTGTTAAGAAAAGAATTTCTGGAAGCCGAAGAATTTAAACAACATCCAGAAACAGAAGATTATTTATATCCAAATTTAAATGATCCAAATTTTAATTTAAAAATAGCCGAAAAAAAAGAATTTAATGATACTAAATATGACGGTGAAATCCATGATATTAAAACTCATGCAGAAATTTTGAGTAAAGCTGATTTTGAATTGTCACCACATCAAGCATTTGTGCGAAATTTTATGTCGTTTCAAACACCCTATAATAGTTTATTAATGTATCACGAATTAGGTACGGGTAAAACATGTAGCGCGATTGGAGTGTGCGAAGAAATGCGAGATTATTTGAAACAAATTGGGGTATACAAACAAATTATAATTGTTGCTTCTCCCAACGTTCAAGATAATTTTAAATTGCAGTTATTTGATGAACGAAAACTAAAATTGGTAGATGGATTATGGAGTATACGCGCATGTACCGGAAATAAATTATTAAAAGAGATTAATCCTATGAATATGAGGGGAGTAACTAAAGAAAAGGTTATAAGTCAAATTAAAAGTTTAATTAATAATTCGTATGTATTTATGGGATATATAGAATTTGCACACAAAATAGCAGAAGCAGGAGGCGATGAGAAAAATAAGAGTTCAAAACGTATTCGAAATTTACAGCATGAATTTAATAATAGATTAATTGTAATTGATGAAGTTCACAATATTCGAATATCAGATGATAATGAAAATAAATTAGTTGCACAACAATTATTAAGTCTTGTTTCATCTGCCAATAATATTCGTTTATTATTACTATCTGCGACACCAATGTATAATAATTATAAGGAAATAATATGGTTATTAAATTTAATGAATATAAATGATAGACGGGCTATAATTGAAGTTAGAGACATTTTTGATAAGAATGGTAATTTTAAAAAAAATGCCACGGGTGATGAAATTGGTAAAGAATTGTTGATACGAAAAGCAACAGGATATATATCGTTTGTTCGCGGGAATAATCCGTATACATTTCCATTTAGAATATACCCAGACACATTTTCACCTCGGAGTACTTTTGCTCACAGTGATAACAAGTCCAGTGATAACAAGTCCAGTGATAACAAATCCAGTGATAACAAGTCCAAGTCCAGTGATAATGGTATTATTGGTATAAAATATCCAACATATCAAATGAACGGTAAAACCATCTCAAATATAACTGAACAAGAAATGATGGGACTGAATAATATATATTTAACAAATATCGGATCGATTCAATCTTTAGGATATAAATTTATAATAGATAGTTTGCGCAGAAAAAAAATAATGGTTACCACAAAATTGGGAAAGGTTAGAGATATGCCTAGCTTCGAAAATATGGATGCATTTGGTTATACATTATTACAAATGCCGCTAGAAGCATTAAATATAATTTATCCAATTGATCATTTAAAACATGCGGTTAAGTATATTATTCCCATAGCCGATTATGAAGAACATGAATCGGGTACCTCATCATTGCCTTCAGAGCCAGTATCAGCAGAGCCAGTATCAGCAGAGCCAGTATCAGCAGAGCCAGTATCAGCAGAGCCAGTATCAGCAGAGCCAGTATCAGCAGAGCCAGTATCAGCAGAGCCAGTATCAGCAGAACCAGTGCCAGTATCAGCAGAGTCGGTGCCAGTATCAACAGAGTCAGGGCTAGTATCAGCAGAACCAGTGCCAGTATCAACAGAGTCAGTATCATCAGAGCCAGTGCCAGTATCAGTGACATCAGAGCCAGAGCCAGAGCCAGAGCCAGGGAAAGACGTAGTAATTATGAAAAAAGATTCAAGCGACAATACACTTTCACCCGAGCATCTTATGATTGGTGGCGTCGACACGGATGAAGAAAATGAGGACGAGGATGAAGATGAGGTCAGTGATAGTGCTAGTGCCAGTGCCAGTGCTAGTGCCAGTGCCAGTGCTAATGCTAGTGCCAGTGCTAATGCTAGTGCCAGTGCTAATGCTAGTGCCCGTGCTAATGCTAGTGCTAATGCTAGTGCCAGTGCTAGTGCCAGTGACGCCATTTCAGGCGTGGTCGGAACAGATCAGGTTCATATCAATGCACACGATTTAACGGGACATCGTGGATTATATAGATTGATGACATTTATTGATAGTAAAAACCCTCCCGAAAAGGGATCTTTTGAATATAAACAGGCAACTCTTCAAAATAAATGGAATATATTTTCTCCAAAAGAAATTGGAAAATATAGTGCCAAAATAAAAAATATATGTAATAGTATTGCAACTGAACGCGGCGATCATATAAAAGTGTCTGATGGTATTATTTTGATTTATTCGCAATGGATTGATGGTGGATTAATACCCGTGGCACTAGCATTAGAAGAAATGGGATTTACGCGATTTGGTGGTAAAAACGGTAATAATAAATCATTATTTAAAACGCCCCCGCATGATCCAGTGGATTCTGTTACTATGCTCCCTCGTAAAAATAAAGGAGATTTGTTTCAACCCGCCAAATATATAATGATTACAGGTGATCGACGGATTTCACCCGACAATGATTTTGATATTAAAGCAATTACTAACGATAATAATAAAGATGGGCATAAAATTAAAGTTGTTTTAATTTCAAAGTCGGGATCAGAGGGGATTGATTTGAAATTTATTAGACAAGTGCATATATTAGAGCCATGGTATAACATGAACAGGTTAGAACAAATTATTGGTCGCGCAGTTCGTAATTTTAGTCATAAAGATTTAGATTTTGAAAAAAGAAACGTACAGATATTTATGCATGGAACCATTTTAGATAACAATGAAGAAGAATCCGCGGATATTTATGTATATAGAAGTGCCGAAAAAAAAGCAATTTTAATTGGCGAAGTTAGTAGAGTATTAAAAGAAAATGCAGTTGATTGTATTATAAATCATGATCAAATTAATTTTACACAAGAAAATATGAATATGGAAGTTAAACAAATTTTATCCACCGGACAACACATTGACGAATTTAAAGTTGGAGATGCACCATATTCAGCTGCATGTGATTATATGGCATCATGCACATATAAATGCGCAAACACAAGCGAACTGCCTATACAAATTAAAGAAGGAACTTATACCGAATCATTTATAACAATGAATTCTGATAAGATTTTGCAAAAAATACGTAGATTAATGAAGGATCGATTTTTTTATAAAAAAGAAGAATTAATTAAAAAGATAAATATACCAAAATCGTACCCCAGAGTACAAATTTTTGCGGCATTAACACAATTAATTGACGATAGTAATGAATTTATAACAGATAGATACGATAGAACTGGATATTTAGTTAATATCGGCGATTATTATTTGTTTCAACCCAGCGAACTGAATGATACCAAAATACCAATTTCAGATAGATCTATCCCACTAGACTATAAACACCAAAAAATTGTATTTATTAATGATATGGTAAATGGTGCGGTAAAGGGTGCGGTAAAGGATGTGGTAAAGGATGCGGTAAAGGATGCGGTAAAGGATGCGGTAAAGGATGAAAGATTAGCTGAAAGAGTTGATGTTGATGAAGAATTAGAAAAGGAGACAAAAGCAGTAGAAATAGACCGAAAAGGTCTGGAAAAAGTAAACGCTGAATATAATTTGGGGACTACATTAATAAATGAATTGAAAGAAAATTATGATTTAGCTATTCGATTTATGAATTGCGTGGAATGTGAAAAAATTAAACGGGGTGACGATAATTGGTATAAACACTGCGGTATTACTATGAGAAAAATAATAGATGATAGCGAAATTAATATATCGGAAATACAATGTTCTGAATTATTGATAGAACACATAGTAGATATGTTAATATTTCACGAAAAATTATTGCTGTTAAAATATATTTATATTGAAGACGAGAGAGTAATTGGCGATGAAGATATAAGCGAAGATATAGTTATATTTAAATCGCAAATAAAACGCTATTTTGATTCAAAACTAATTGTTACTAAAAAAATAAAAGGAATGATGTTATATTCTAAAAATACTATGAAAATGATGCTTTTACAAAACAATGGTAATTGGACAAACGCAGAACCCGAGGATGAACGCGAATTGCTTGAAAAGATTGCACAACAATATAAGGATAATAATAATGAAAATTATAATGCGTTGGTTGGATTTGTTGGGCATGATAATAAAAACAAATATTTAGTATTTAAAATAAAAAATACGATATCAAAACGAAATACGGGAGCTAGATGTGATGAAGCTGCTAAAACTAAAAAAATAGATATATTAAATAGTATTTTCGGGAAAGAGAGCAAATATACTCAAGAAAATACAAAGGGAATGGTTCAATCGGAACTATGTTCATTACAAGAATTAATTTTACGTCATTTTAATAATATTAGAGCTAATGGAAAGATATGGTTTTTAGATTTTGAAATGGCTATGCTACTAAAATTTTGAACTAAAAAATAAAATTGATTGTAAATAATTGTAAATAATTGTAAATAATTAAAGATATAATATCATAACTATATAAATACACATACAATACATAACCAATGGAAAATTCACGAATTTTAAATGATAGGGCGAAAATGCTTCGAATGGAAGCTGCGACTATTTCATCGATGGGTGGCGGCGGGGCAGATGATTTGTTAATGCAAGCAGATGCATTAGAAAAAAAAGCGACGGAAAAAGGGGCTGCTGCTGCTGCTGCTGCTGCTACTGCTGCTACTGCTACTGTCAATGCTAATGCCATTGCCACGAATACCAAGTTTCAAACTAATTATAAAGGAAAAAATAATAAAGATGGCGACGGTGATAAAAATATAGGCATCTATTCGAATTCATTAATTACGCGCAATATATCTTTACCGATAACATCCATCGGAAAAAACATTCAAGAAACTATAGAAAAAAACGTCGCTGCGGCATTTGAAGGGAAATGTTCAGTTGAAGGTTTTGTTCAACCGGGGTCTACTAGAATTTTAACTTATTCTAGCGGCGTGATTCATGCGACCTTTGTAAAATTTGAAGTTGTATTTGAATGTAGAATTTGTTGCCCGGTTGAAGGATTAAATATAGAATGCACTGTGAAAAATATTACAAAAGCCGGAATTCGTGCAGAAAGTTCGACTGAAATACCAAGTCCGATAGTAGTATTTATAACTCGCGATCATCATTATGCGAGTCCATATTTCTTATCCATTCAAGAAAATAGTAAAATTATGATTCGTGTTATTGGTCAACGTTTTGAATTAAACGATAAATATATTAGTATTATTGCCGAATTGGTTGAACCACGATTACATTATACTAAAAAAGAAAATAAAGCACCGAGACTTGTGTTAAATTCAGATTAGAAACAAACAACTTAAACACAATTTATTAATAATCACAATATGTCTGAAAATATTATGATTACTACAAAAGAAGAAGATGAAGATGTGGAAATAGAAGGATTGAAAAATAATACAACGATATATACAGATGAACTTATTTTTATCAAAGACAAAATCGAATCCATGCCCAAATTTAATCAAATCGAAATTCTTCGAATTTTAAGTAAAAAGAAGGAAGTTACGTTAAACGAAAATAAATACGGAATTCATGTAAATTTAACAGAAGTTGATCCATATATTATTAATGAACTAAAAATATATATAAACTATGTAAACGCACAAGAATTAAATTTAACTGAAATGGAGTTGCAAAAAGAACAGTTTAAAAATATATATTTTACAAAAGATAATAAAGATATTAACTGTATTTATGCACCTAGCGATTGATTTGTTTGTTGTTTGTTGTTTGATTACATGATGGAATTGTTACAAGACTATATGTTAAACGGACAAATGGTAAATGGACAAATGGTAAATGGACAAATGGTAAATGGACAAATGGTAAATGGACAAGGTGTAAACAATAATAAAAAAAAGGAAAAGAATGTACCGAACAGCGCCCCTGTCAATAATAGCAAGGATATATTTTTTTATCCAGATCATACGGATCAATTATTTTGGTGTTTTTATATAATTAAAAACGGATTTGCATCTTATGAATATCCTGGAAATACCTCATTTACAAATGAAAAATCTGAAAAATTCAAATGCATTGAATTATTACGAGAAAAAAAATCCATATTAAAAGATAAAAAAATCAAAAATATTAAAGAAGATATTGAAGATGAGTTGGCAAATAAAGATCGAATTGGTATGAAGACATTTATAGCTTTATGTGCAGTTAATAATATAAATATTTTATATATTCATAATAGAAAATGTTTTGATAATAGCGTCAATACAGGGGATTCTATAATTCATGTCGTACATTCTTTACCATATCATAAATATTGTTACGAATCAGAAGTATCTGCCGAAAAGATAGCAGATTACAGAACCAATTATTTCAACTGGGAAAATATAGATAAACCTCTTAGAGCGGTTAGTTATTATACATTGGACGAATTATTATTGCTATGTAAAAATTCATTAGTTAGTACGACCGATGATAAAAAGAAGACCAAGAAAGATTTGTATGAAATGTTAGTTACATATTTGCAATAATTATGAAAACTCCATAAAGAAGACACACTTTTTTGGCGAGCATAGCAATAATATTAAAATTGATTTGATTTCTATATAAAAAATATGTATTTATTATATAGAACGGTAACAACAAAATAAGAATAATATTATGACAACTATAAAGAAAAAATATGAGCCCAGACAAGAACGAGAACAAGAACAAATTCCATCTATTCAATTTGATGAATTGGTGAATGCGTTTTGGAAAAATGATCCACATATAAGAAATTTTAAAATAAATCATGAATTAGAAGTTAGATTTGGTACTCGCGGTATTAAGCCACTTACTAAAATTGATTTTGATAACGTAATACGTAAATTAAAATCGTTAGGGTTTACGTGTTCAGACGAACAAGGATTGTATTTATTACGTATTCAAAACGAATATTTGGACCCTATATCTGGAAATACACAAATGTCTAGAAATATTAGAACAGAAATTTCTGGATTTCATCCAATTAAAGAATATTGTAAGCATAATGATATTAAAAAAATGTTATCCGATGTAATTAATAACAATGCGATCAATTTCCAGAAAAAAACGCAATATAAAAATAAAAATACAGATGAATTTATGCGTCCGGTTAATTTTGATGATTTCAATTTTAGGGTTTCATATCAAACTGAAGAACATATCCCTCCCACAAATAAAATTGTACAATCCTTAGTTGAAACTTGGGAAAAATCTAAAAAGGTTTTCAGGTATATTAACCGTGTTACATTTAGTCATCCTGATATTCCTATCAATGTAGATATTAGTATAGTAAAAAGTTCTAGTTTAGCAAGCGGAAAAAATAAATTTCCTGTGCCGGTATATACAACAGAAGAATCGGGAGTCTTTACCAATCCAGAAGTATATGAAATTGAATTGGAAGTTAATAATTATAAAATTGGGCCGAGCTCATCTTGCTCGAATGCGAATTCATTGTTGGCAGCCATTCGCAAAACAATTAAATTTGTATTAATGGGGTTACAGGGGTCAAATTATCCCATTTCTTATCCAGAACAATATATCACATTACAGAATTATATGAAATTAGTTCACGGAAAAGAGTTTCATGCCGAACGAATTTACCCCAATGATTTTATCGGCCCTTCGTCGTTTACATTGCAAATTCCAAATATTTCACCGATCAACGAAGATTCAAATCTTCCAAATATTCGTAAAAATTATACAGTAACAGATAAAGCGGATGGAGATAGACATATGATGTTTATTTCAAGTGTCGGGAAAATATATTTAATTAATTCGAATATGAAAATAATATTCACTGGAGCTCAAACAACAAATAAAGATATATTTAATTCATTAATAGACGGGGAAATTATTATCCATGATAAATTCGGGAAATTTATTAATTTGTATGCGGCATTTGATATTTATTTTGTGGATAATGAAGATATTAGATCAGTTGGATTTGTACAGACAAAACCAGAAGATGTATCAAAGCGGATAAAATATAGATTACCCGCCTTGAAAAATTTAATAAAAATCTTGAATGCATCTATATCTTCCGTGGTTCCCGATGATCCCATACCCATTAGAATTGAATGTAAACAATTCTATCCCAGAAATACTTTGGCGAGGACTGCTGCTACTGCTACTGCTACTACTGCTACTGCTGCTGCTACTGCTGCTGCTACTGCTACTGCTACTGCTACTGCTGCTACTGCTACTACCAATGCAAAGGAAGGCGAAAATAATATTTTTGACGCATGTAATTATATTTTAGGGAAAGAGCGGGCGGGATTATTTGAGTATAATACAGACGGTCTTATCTTTACGCCAGCAAATATGGGGGTTGGGACAAATACAATTGGAAAACCAAGTATGAATAAAAAAGTATCCTGGGAATATTCATTTAAATGGAAACCCCCACAATTTAATACAGTGGATTTTCTGATTACTACAAATAAAAATGAGGCTGGATTGGATATGGTTACGCCTATATTTCAAGGAGGATTGAACGTATCTTCGATCGCGCAAATACAAGAATATAAAACCATTATACTACGCTGCGGGTTTGATGAAAATAAGGATGGTTATATTAATCCATGCAACGATGTAATAAATGATATTTTACCAGAACCAAAAAACAACATAGATGATGAAAATGGTCATAAAGGTACGGTGGTAGGACCGAGATCAAATGACGGATATAAACCCGTACAATTTTATCCCACTAATCCAAGTGATATTTCTGCAGGGATTTGTAATATCATGTTAAAAAAAGACGATACGGGAATTAATCAAATGTTTTCCGAAGAAAACGAGGTAATTACGGATAATACTATAGTTGAATTTAGATATGAAATGACAAATGATAAACTGTGGAGATGGATACCATTACGCGTTAGATCTGATAAAACAAACGAATTGAAACAAGGGCTTAAAAATTTCGGAAACGCATATCGTGTAGCTAATAGTAATTGGCATTCCATACATAATCCGATTACAGAAAATATGATTTCTACCGGAAATAATATTCCAGATGAAATGGCAGATGACGATATTTATTATAATAAAGGAATCGGTGGAGGTGCAAGCAAAACAAGAGCACTTCGCGATTTTCATAATTTATATGTAAAACAATTGTTATTCCGCAGTGTTTCTAAAAGAGGCGATACTCTTATCGATTATGCATGCGGAAAAGGCGGGGATTTTCCAAAATGGATTAGTGCCAAGTTATCATTTGTATTTGGTATTGATTTGATGAAAGACAATCTTGAAAATAGATTGGACGGTGCATGTGCTCGGTTTTTAAATTATCGCAAAGAATTCAAGAATATACCATATGCATTATTCGTAAATGGAAATAGTAGTAGCAATATTCGATCGGGTGCGGCAATGTTGAATGATAAAGCAGTTCAAATAACCAGGGCCGTTTTTGGTACAGGGCCGAAAGATGAAGCCAAATTGGGGAAGGGTGTTGCACGACAATACGGGAAAGGCGAAGACGGATTTAATATTTCATCGTGTCAATTCGCACTCCACTATTTCTTTGAAAATCCAGTAATATTCAATAATTATATAAGAAATGTGGCAGAGTGTACTAGAATTGGAGGGTATTTTATAGGAACGTGTTATGATGGTAAATTGATTTTCAATTTATTGAAAAAACAGAATAGTATAGATTTATTTGACGGAGATACTAAAATATGGGAAATTAAAAAGGAATATGATCACGAAACATTTGAAGATGATGTGACTAGTTTGGGATATAAAATATGCGTTTTTCAAGAATCTATTAATAAATCATTCCCCGAATATTTAATTAATTTTGATTATTTACATCGTATTATGGAAAATTATGGATTTAAATTAATTACTCGTGATGAAGCCAGATCTATTGGATTGCCAGAAGGATCCGGGCTTTTCGGAGAATTATTCAATCGTATGCTCGACGAAATAAAACATAATAAACAACAACATCTTCGATACGGTAGTGCGGCCGAAATGAATGCACTTGAACGAAAAATTTCGTTTTTAAATAGATATTTTGTTTATAAAAAAATAAGTAATGTAAATGCGGATAAGGTTGCAGCGAATTTAGTGGAAGAAGCGGTAGAAGAAGGGGTGAATATAAAACCTGTAAATAAGCCAGGTGCCGCACTAAATAAGAGTGTTAAAAAAACCAAAAAATTGGTGATTGTGTCTCCACCGACAAGTAAACCTAAAATTCGTAAATTGAATAAAAAGTTGGTTATTGTCGGAAGTAGCGGGGATAGTGGTATTGGTATTGGAGATAGTGTGGTCGGAGATAATGTGGTCGGGGATAGCAAGGCAGAAGAAAAAGAAGAACCTAGTGCAGTAGAAGAAACTAATGCAGTAGAAGAAACTAATGCAGAAGAAGTCAAGGTAGAAGAAAAAGAAGAAGCCAAGGTAGAAGAAAAAGAAAATAAAACAACGAAAAAAAAGCCAAGAGTTAAAAAACTAGTAATTCATGACGAGGAGTCGACTCTTGCGCCGATAATCATAGAACCTGCAACTGAAATCGAAAAAATAAAACCTACGCGCGGTCGTCCGAAAAAATTAAAAATTGTTGGTGCTAACAACGCCTAGTAGTTGGTATATTTATATCAAAACAAATAAATAATTACAACAATAAAATAAGTCATAATCATCGTCCGTTGTCCGCCATCACATCAGAATTGTAACGATACATGTGTAAAATAAGATACAGTGTAAACGGTATAAATATATGGTATAATATGTAATATAATAAATGAGTTATTACATATTACCCAAAAAAAAATATATCATTGACATAAATTCTATAAATCCTATATATCAAGACCAAGATCAACCTTGTCCGTGTCCATGTCCATATGTTTCACAAACACTTTATTCATATCTACACGATTCATTGAAATTAATTCAGGTAGATAATGACGAATTATCATTATTATATAAAATGGTAAATCCCTATGAATTTATTTTTTCAATTGTTCCTGGATATAAATCATCCATTAGCAAATTAAATCCAGCATCTAATACATTTTATATATTACTGGAATTAATAACCACCTTTAACTTACTCGGTATTTTTAATCATAATATAAAAACGGCATATGCCGGAAATCCGATAGAATGTTTGAATATGTTTAGAGCGGAATATAACGATATAAATTACAATGGTGACTCTTATGCCACCCCCAATAATATAAACGCGATTGATTTTTTTTATTTTGATGTTGAAATGAATAAACTAATTCTTATATTGATCCATATCCTCACATATCAGAGTTCGGGTGGTACATGTATTATAAAAATAGATGAGTTATTTAATAAACTTGTTTTAGATATATTATTTATATTATGCGGGTTGTACGACAAGGTATATATCATAAAACCAAATACAAGTAATATTATATCAAATGATAGGTATATTGTTTGCAAACAATTTAATTTAAATTCGTCATTAAAATCGCAATACGAAACATATAACAATAAATTGTTTATGGTAATAAATAGTAGTGGTAGTAGTAGTGGTAGTAGTAGTAGTAGTAGTAGTGGTAGTAGTAACATCATTTCATTATTTAATTGCGATTTGCCCGTTTATTTTTTAAATAAAATCGCGGATTCGAATATAATTATAGGGCATCAACAAATAGAAAGCATTGATCATATCTTATCCATTTTTAAAAGCAAACATAAAAATGATAAAATTGAAGCATTGAAAAAAAATAATATACAGAAATGTATTCAATGGTGCGAAAAATATAAAATTCCATATAATACAATTACCGGAAAAATAAACATTTTTTTAAAAAATCGGGATATTAAAGAAGCAGAGGAAGCCGTAATTATTGAAAATGTTGTGATGGTGGCAGGAGACGATGATATTATCGCAGTCAACGGAACAAATATCCCGCGCTATTTTATGGCTTGTCCGCCTGGATTAGAAGCAGAAACACCGTTATTTGCAACAGTTGGACCAGCAGATAAACTGCCAGAATTAGTGACGGATTTTGAAAAATAATCGTCTGATGATCTAAAACATGTTTTTGGATTATAACTTACTTGTCTAAACATAATGGGTAACGCCGAATTACATGACGGAGTCTTATCTTTGTAAATAAACGGATAGTTATTATTATTATATTTATTTTTTTCTACTGTGGTTACCGCCAATTTAAAAGTTCGAGTACTACTAGACACCCCTCCTTCTGTCGCAAATTGAGGATTACTTGGTTTATAAACCACTAATTTACATCCTCGTGGATTACTTGGCCCAGTAAGCGCCATACCATAATAAGGATTCGAAATAAATCGTTCAAATATTTGTACCGCTTGTTCTGTATTAGTTAACGTTTTAAGATATTCAGCAAATATTTGAAATGTCTGTATTTGCAACGCATAAAATCTAGCAATTTCACTACTCGACAAGATGTTTGCATCATTTATATAACCAAATGCCGATAACACTAATTCCGATTGACTATATCCGCTCAAACTTGTATTCGGGTAACAATTGGCGACATAAGTATTTGATAATGCCAATGGCGAACCCGGTTTTGCGCTTAATAACATTTTTTCGGTAAGTGTCGGATTATTTTGAAGTGCTATTCGGTTAGCTTCCGCTTGATTACTCGAATAAAAGTTGAAAACTTTTTGGTCGTATGTCTGGCATCGATTTTGTCTATATTGTTGCAATGTCGTAAAATAATTCTTTTTTAGATTTGTGCTTGCCGGTCTAACCCGCAATAATGCTTTTCTAGCTTCATTACAACAAAATGAATTTGGGCGACTACCTGGCGTATTTGTACTTACGGGTTCTGGATTATTAGTAAGATATGGTTCCGGGTAAAAATCTGTTACGAGTCCAATACCGCGACATGTTGTACAATCCTTATCCATTTGCGCTGCTTCATTTAGTTCCGATGGCGGGTTATGTTTAACAGAAAATTGTCCAGGACGGTCAATTAATTGTCCGATTAATGAATGCGATTTAGATGATTTTGATACTCGATCTGTATTCACTGTTATATATTGCGCCGGATTTTCTGGGTTTACGATAATTGTTTGTTTGGGTGTAGTAGTAGTACCTTTACGATATTGCCATTTTTGTGGTCTTGCTAAACCAAATTTACTTGGATAAACATTTGTATAATCCTTATTTGTAAATGGACGTATATTTCCGGCGGTGATTGCAACTGGATTACTATATAGTCCAGTTCCTTTCCAACTTTCATATCCTCCTATATATGTTCTATTATTATATGATCCCATCCCTTGAGGATAATGTGATGCTATTTCAGACATGGTTTTTTTGAGGGATTTTGTATGTATATTATTATAGGATTATATTATTTTATTGTATCGTAATATAATAAAACAATCAAACAAAACAAAACAAAACAAAACAAAACAAAACAAAACAAACAAAACAAACAAAACAAACAATAATGTTAGTAAATATTCTCATCCTATTATTTTCATTATTAATTTTAGTTCAAGTTATTCATTATTATTACACTTCATCCAATTTTAGTTATATTGAAGGATTGACAAATGGTACTGGTACCGGTACTACTGCAACTACAAATTATATACCATATGATCCATCAGATGCAACTAGTCCTAATAGCGCAAACAACGCCGCTTTAACATTAGCACAACATAATGCTCAGAATATCACATATTTGAATAACCAACTTTCCGAAATATCTACATTACAGTCTGAAGTTACCGATATTAGTAAAAATGTGGTGTCATTAAATCAACAAGTACAAGGGTTAGTTCAGCAACAGGCGGGATATGCACAGGGTATATCAAATAATCAATCGAAATCTAGTTCTGCTGCTAGTGCAGCTCAACAAGAAAATGCGATCAATGCCCAGAATAGTTAGTTTTTGGTGGACGGTTGATAGATTGATTGATAAAAAATATAATAAATATATAGTATAGCTTATAAGAAAAATATGTCCAGTTCGTTTCAATCAACTACATCAAATACAAATGCTATGGGTGCATCGTATCCATATTGGAAAAATATCAATAACCCCGATGAAATTGGAATGACTGCAAATGGTAGTATTTCAGCATTAGGTACAGATATAGATGGACTTATTTCGTACGTCGAATTATTAGTTACGGGAACGGGTAGTGCAAGTAAAACTGGCCAGCCTTTAGGCAATAAATATTTTCTACAAACTGCCGCTAAATGTACTCCCAATGTTTGCCCTAATGCGAGCCCTGATGCCAGTTGTAACCCGGTAAGTCGATATATTTATGTGAATAATGTTCCCGGTGGAAATATTCCTTTTATATCTGCTGGTATGGGACAAAATTTCTCGACGTTTAGAGGATTAATTCCTGGAACCATGAGTGATTTGAATGTACTGAACCCGGGTCCTATTTTTAGCGCATTTACCGCAGGAAATAATCCACCGTGTCAAGAAATTACATTACAAACCATTGATATTAATAATAATGTAGGAACAGATACGCAATTTGTTACGTTGAATGATATTAAGGGTATGGATCCATGTAATTTTGGGTCGGGTGGTAACCCGTTGACTGGCGCCCCCTGTATACAAGCATTTACGAATATATCTTCTACTGCATCGCCGATGTATTATGGATCAGTCGATTTACCCAAAGATCCTGTTGTCCAGATATTTTTTATCAGTCTTGCCATATTAGCAATTTATATGATTTATTGTGTTATGCTAAAACATCGTCGCATATAACCGGACAAAGTCAAATCAATCACCATAAAATATTTCTGCTTAAATTATTAGCAGAATATTTGTTTTTTTTCCAATCACCGCGCATATATTTAGTACGCGTAAGGTAGTTTTTTCTACGTTTTTTATCGTGATGTTTGGTATAGTCTTCATAGCCCATTTGACCAAAGTTAATCCACTTATTGTTTTTAGGGTCGAAAATTTTGTATTTTTTTTTGTGATTATTTGCCGGATATAGTTTTGCAGTCTTTCCCAAATATATGTACGCCTTTTTTTGAGCAGTACGCGGCGTTGAATATAATCGAATTCTTAGTGGATATGCTTTTCTTTGGCTTCCAACAGAACTATACACTTTCCGTGTCTTATTTTTATGATACATTTAATCGTTATATAATATTATAATATTTTTACTAAAATAATATTATTATTTTTTGGGTTATGGTTTTTATGGTCGTGATGGCATCGGGACATTGATGTTACCAACCGCACCAGGATAATTACCATGGGCTCCTCCCCGATAATGTCGTCTACTCTTTTTATTTTTACCTTTATTTTTGCAGGTCAATTGTTTTCTAAAAATATCGACGATATTATTCATTTTTCTACTGATATATTTACGATTTAGTCGGATATGTGTTTGCGGCCGTCTTCTTCTTTTTCCGCCATTTTGACCTGATGGGGTTACTGGTGGGGTTACTGGTGATTGGGTTACTGGTGGGGTTACTGGTGATACTGGTACTTGTGATGGGGTTACTGGTGATGGGGTGAACCAGTTAGATAATGTGTTTTTTACCTCGCTTGCAGCTCCCGAAACAGCGGCTTCTGTGCTTTTTGTATAATCGTCTATGTTTTGACCAATTGTTGACTCGGCAGCAGCACCACTATTATCTAGAGTATATGGATGATCTTTGCCCCCAAGTCGAGTTTTAAGATTTTTCCACAGGTCACTAAACCAGCCACCCGGCCCTGTAGGATCTGTAGTTCCTGTAGGACCAGTCGGTTCACCCCCTCTCTGAACTCGTCTACGGCTTCCTCTTATTTTTCTAGACACGGACCGTTTAGATCTAATTCTAGATTTTCTTGTCATGCAATAATAATAAAATAATAATAATAAAAATTTGTGTATAATATATACCGAGAAAATATAATAAAGAGATGGCGATAAAATCAATTATAACAATAACAAAAGGAGAAAAGATAAAGACAAAAATAAAAATAAAAATGAATATTCTAGTTTATGGAAGTAATGGATGGATCGGTCAACAATTTCTAAATGTTCTCGATAAAGAAATTCTGGCGAATCCCACTGAACTTCAATATATACAAGGAAAATCACGAGTAGATAATTATGATACATTATTCCAAGAAATTATCCAACTAAATCCAACACATATCATCTCTTTTATCGGCAGAACGCACGGACAAATTAATGGTAAAGTATTTAGTACAATCGATTATCTTGAGCAAGAGGGAAAATTGGTCGAAAATATACGCGATAATTTATTTTCTCCTATACTTCTCGCCGAAATATCCAAAAAACTCAATATTCATTACACTTATCTCGGAACAGGCTGTATTTTCAAATATGACGAAGAACGGCCGTTGGGAGGGGTGACAGGATTTACTGAAGATTCATTACCCAATTTTTACGGGTCGTCATATTCCATCGTGAAAGGATTTACCGATCGATTAATGCACGTCCATAAAGATTCTGTGTTAAATCTACGCATTCGTATGCCAATCACCGGCGAGCAAAACGATCGAAATTTTATCACTAAAATCACCCATTATTCTCGCATTTGCTCTATTCCCAATTCAATGTCCGTATTACCTGAATTACTCCCCATTGTTCTATCCATGATGAAAAGCCGGACAGTTGGAACCATTAATTTGACAAATCCCGGCGTAATTTCACATAACGAAATTTTAACAATGTATCAAGAACTCGTCGATCCGGCATTTACCTGGGAAAACTTTTCGCAGGACGAACAGCGTAAAATATTGGCATCGGATCGATCGAATAATTTGCTAGATACTATTAAATTGGAAACATTATTCCCTGATGTGAGAAATATTAAAGATGCTGTTCGAGCATGTTTAATCGAGTATTTTTTATAATTTTACAATTTAATCATTCTTACCAATTGTAGTGCTGCCAATGCTCCCGCAATTTCCGCGACTATATACGCCACCATTTCGGTACTTGCGATTTTTCCCGCGGCAAAATACGCGATTGCTATTGCCGGATTATACGCCGCGCCCGAAATACGACCGCCTAATAATACGCCTACGGCTAACGCCCCGCCAATAGCTAACCAATTTCCTCGTGTTGCCAATACGATAAATGTCAAAAACAATGTGCCTAAAAACTCTACTAATAATTTATGTATCATTTTCTTTTGATTGTTATAATATATCTCCACAAAATATTTTTATTGGTTTTGTTATTGGTTTTTTTATTTTGTCAATAGGTTTGTCTCGGTAATGCGCCCCATCCAGCACCATGATCGTTATTGACTAAACTATGATTGAATATTGATCCTTTTTTTGCCGGTGCAACACATCCTCCTGCTCTAGCAAATCGGAGCGCGGATCTAACATCATTGCGATTATAATTCTTGTACGTCATCGGGGCATCTACCGATAATCCTTGTTTATAACTTGATTTTCCAACTGCTTGCGCTTTTCTCGTTGAAATATACATTGACGATGATGTTGGAGCAATATATTTTGTTGATTGTGATAACAAATAACTGCGCTGTGTTCCTGCATTAAACGCCGAGGTGGGTTTAATCGGGGAATACATTTCTGTTCCTGTTTTGGTTGACTCTGCATAACTCGCTGTCCTAAGATATTGACGACGAGCATTTGAGAATTCAGATGCGCCATCTGCCACTCCAAATTGCGGAGGATTGGGATGAATTCCTGCTAATATTCCGTAATTGTGTCTTGGCATAGCAAGCGGATATACATGGCACATTGGTCCAATTATTTTTGATCCATTATACGATCCTCCTGCAAACGGGATATTGCAATAATTATTATATATAACGGTTGTCATCTTCTTATATATAATATTAGCTAGACAATTAAATTTTAATTTATCTTCTTTTTGTCTTCTTTATTTTTTTGCCATATTTTTGATAATTTCTGCGTTTTGTTTTTCTGCCCAAACCAGTACGTATTATCAATATGTTATTGTAAATATCATGAAAATAATTATACTTATACCCCGATTGTTGATTCGTAGGATCTACTGGATATTGGGATAATAACCTTGCGATAAACTCCGTTATAGCTGCCTCGGTACCAGAAATAGTCTCACGATTAAGTATATATTCATTTCCAACGAGTGCATCAATTTCCCAAATTCCAGTTAAAACGGGAGCGGGTCGATATGATAATAACCGTCTATATATTTCGGCTACATCATTCAGGTGATCGGGACTTATTGAGTTACTGTCTATCAAATACTTTATAATATATAAACACTCGTATAAGTTTTCTAATGTCAACGGTCTGATATTGCTACGGATTTTCATATAATTATATATATCCTCATCTGAGTCTATCGTAATCGGCGTACTCATTTTCTTTATACATATTCATTATATTATTTTTATTTATTCGGTTAATTTTATTCAATGATTCAATATCTAATATCTTCGAATTGCTCGCCACGCAGATTGACTTGCTGAACTATCATCTCCTCCATACGACAAATCATTATAATTCTTATTGATCGCCTTTTGTTTCAAAAATCGGCTATAATCTGACGAATCATAAACGTATTTACCATTACACGATGATGGTGGAACACCTGATCCATCACATAAATCTTGGATATGTCCAAAATGAGTTTTAAGTCCAAATAGTCCCGGTCGACTTTGAAATGTTTGACATGATCCGCCACATGAATAATTTTTCCTGCTCAATAAATCACCTGCATTATTTACTGCTCTAAATGGGGTACAAATCGCCTTTTGATAATCCAATTGTCTTGCATATTTTGTATTCCATGCTTGTTTCAACAAGAACCGCGTTTGTGCCGATTCATCATAATTATCTGTGGTCTGTACTGCTTGCGGAATAAATCCAGGAAGTCCACCACCTAATTTCATTCTAAATCTTGGATCAACCGGCGTTTGTTTAACAGATCCATATAAATTTGTATATCCTATTGATGTCATATATATTTGATAAAGATATTATTATATTATATTATTATATTGTACAAAATATAATAATAATAATGAAAAAAGATGCAACTATTATTTGTATTATTGCAGGATGTTTAGTTTTGCTAGATTCCATTTACTTATGGTTGATGAAAAATGCATTCAATCAACAGATTAGTATAATTCAAGGATCGCCTATACAATTGAATATATTTGCTGCAGTAATTTGCTACATTTCTCTAATATTTGGACTTTACTATTTCATTATTAGAGAGAAAAAGAGTATCAAGGACGCGTTTTTACTAGGACTTGTTATTTATTCGGTATTTGATCTAACAAATTTAGCATTACTGCGAAACTGGTCACCAATAATCGCTCTTATTGATTCCTTATGGGGTGGAGTTTTATTTGGCTCGACTACTGCGCTCGTCTATTATATTTCGGTGCGATTACACCCGACATAAAATAAAAAATGTAACAATGTGAAAATTATCTTCTTCTATATTTTCGTGTTTTTCTTCTAGATTTTTTGGTTCTTTTGGAACTTTTGGTTCTTTTGGAACTTTTGGATTTGGAACGCCTATTATTTTTTATTCTATGACCAAATGCGTTTACTGCGCTGGGATTAGTCACGGGTTTATAACAACTGCCGCCATTACCCCGACATGACCAAATGTATACATCTATAGCATCTAATGGAACATCGCCCACCATTTCATGTATTTTTTCAATACTATGCGTGAATACATCGGAATTCGTTTTTTTAGTTAAAAAATAAGAATAATCGACCAATTTTATATTATTATATGTTTCATCAGAGCTATCATAAATACAAATATATATTCCGCATGTTATTGTTTTATTATCTGACACTGATTTGCTAATTTTGAATGTCATTTGTGGAATAATTATGCTCCGTTTTCCTTTACTGTTTATATGTACCGGCTCTTCTTCTTCAATCGCAAATGCATTTGCACATATATTGGCAGGTAAGTCGGATTCATCCGTGGTTTTTAGTAGGCGTAAAACGCAATTTTTACTACATAATAATTTATATGAATTGAATGGGAAATTTTGTATCTTTTCTTTAGAGTCGATTTCTTTTCCATGAGATATAATTATTAATTTTGGGTTCATATACTAACATTTTATTATTTTACGAACTAGTAATCATTCTCGGCGCAATATTCATGGTAATTAATTCTTGGAATAATAATTTACATGCATATGGTATTTCTACATATGCGAAATCAGTGCGATTATCACATGTTCTACAATGATGAATATGCATTTCGTCGTTATATGATGCAATTAGTCCACATTTTTTACATACATTTACTTGATATTTGTCCGATGCTTCATACATCCTACCCCGCGTAAACCTTGCTGCTCCATGGGAAATCATACAATCCTGTTTTGTTTGTTATAAAATAATAAGTGTTGGTTAGTTTGGTTAGTTTGGTTAGTTTAGTTAGTTTAGTTAGTTTAGTTAGTTTAGTTAGTTTAATTGTTGTTTGTTTTTGACTTACCCGTTCCATTTCGCCAAATCGAAGTCCGCCATCCCTACTACGTCCTTCCGCCGGTTGTCTCGTTAAATTCACCATTGGCCCAATTGATCTGCTATGCTGTTTGTCGATAACCATATGCTTTAATCGTTGATAAAACACCGGACCCGTAAATATACTACATTCATGTTGTTCTCCCGTCAATCCATTATACATGATTTCGCTTCCATTAGATTCATATCCACTATTCTGTAATTTTGCACAAATCGATTTCACATCAAATTCATCAAAACTCGTCCCATCTCCAAATAATCCTAAATCAATCAACGTTTTCCCTAAAACTGTTTCTTTTAATTGCGCAATTGTCATACGCGACGGAATCGCATGCGGGTTCAAAATCAAATCTGGACGAACTCCTGATTTTGTGAAGGGCATATCTGCTTCCGGAATAATCATTCCAATAGTTCCTTTTTGACCACTACGCGACGAAAACTTATCTCCGATCACCGGTTTCCTCACCGCTCTCAATCTCACCTTGGCGAAACTATATCCATCTCCATTTCTATCTATATAATTTTTATCAATATACGTTTCTTCATCTGTCCTATAAATACGACTTTGATCTTCATATTTAATGACTTTTGTATGATCATTACGCGCATCTTTTATCGGCGTGATTTTTGAAATAATAACATCTCTATTCTCGACCAATGTATTTTCGGGCATAAGACCTTTACTGTTCACCTTATTATAATTTGCAAATTTCATCCCTTTTGTTTTCGATGGATCAGGTTTACATCTGATTTCCTCGTCACCGTTAATCTTTTGCTTATCTTCGTCCTTTTCAGTATGATAAATTGTCGCTTGAAATAGACCACGATCAACCGATCCTTTATTGAACAACAATGAGTCTTCCTGATTATATCCGGTATGTGTCATAATGGCAACAATAACACTACATCCCGATGGAATTTTATTAACGTGAATCATGTCCATGATACGGGTATCCACTAATGGTCTTGCGGGATAATTTAAGACGTATGCCGTTTTATCCATTCGGTTTTCATAATTCGTGACGTATACTCCCATTGCCTGCTTTGCCTGTGCGCAATTACTAGACAGGAAATTCGCCCCTGCTATAAAACTATGATTATCAGATTCAACCGTAATATCAGAAATCAATCTATTCTCTACCTCAGTTATAGAATCCATTGGTATAAACATGGCACGTCCTAGTATTTTTACAATATTTAACCATGTAGGTTTGTCCATATGTTTGGATGTATTAATGGCGCAATAATTATTATATTCTTCGTCTTTAGCAAGGACCGATTCAACATATATACCAATTTTATAGGATGATGGATTTAATTTTATTTCATCCACAGTTTTCCATCCTACCGAAGTCATAAATGTATGATCTTCTGTAGCAATAATTTCTCGTCCACTTATAGTTTTTAATTTATATATTTTTTTATCGGTATTTCTAACATAATGATGAGTTACTCTAGTATTACTGATTTCCATGGTTTTGGGGTGAAATGACACGACCTCATCATTTATTTTCACATCTTCTATACGTTTTCTTGTCCCGTCGGACATTAATACATGTTCATTTATATCTAAACATTGATAAGTATTCCTAGGCGATTGATTGTGCTCGGGGAACGGGATACATGATGCAAGCACTCCGAAAATCGTGCTCGGATGAATCTCGCAATGGGTATATTTATAAATGGCGGTAGGCGGCAATGGATTGTCAGAATCTAAGTTGCTGGTACTGGGACTGGGACTGGGACTAGGACTAATACCATTAGCCGCAGATAAATCTCGCGGTTTCATCGCAATCAGACCCCACGACTGCTCTTCCGGGTCAATATATTCGATTACAGATTCAGTCAATTTACAATTTGTTATCAAATCATTCCACTGCAATTCATCGCGATCGACTTGTTTGACCACATTTCGGCCAAGTAATAATCTGTTATTTTTTACGCGTAATACCGGTCGAGATAATCTTCCGGCATCATTACATACTCTGATTTCATTCATTTTATAATCAAATACGATAGACGTATACACATTGATAATTCCTTGGTGTTTTTTGTCTCGAAGAATATCATATAACTCAATAGGATCTATGGCGACTCCTACCCACGCTCCATTAACAAATACTTTTACACGCCCGAATAATTCCGCAGGAGTTAGTTGATGAATTTCAACAATATGAGGACTAACATATTCGTGTATAGGACTACTATTTGAATTAATAGTGATGTGAGTCATTACGCTCAGATTTTTTACAATGCCAACTGACTGGCCCTCGGGTGTTTCCGAAACGCAGAGGTAACCCCATGACGTATTGTGCAGTTTGCGGGGCGGGATCAATTTTCCGCTTTTATCGGTTGGTGTCGAAACACGCCTAGCATGACTCAGACTTGATACATACGTTAATCTATTTAACACCTGTGCAACCCCTACCTTATTGCTATTGATGTGTTTAATTCCAAAATCACCAGTGGATAATGCCCGCTTTAATCCGTTTTCAATAGTCGTCGACTTAATTATTTTATAAATATTTGTTTGATTCATAATATTCAAATAATCATCTGTCGATCTCCACGATCCCGTATTAATTTCTTTAATTACTTGTTTTTCCATATCCTTCACCAATTTATTGAAATAATTTCGGAATAAATTGTTGAGTAGAGTACCCGTAAGATCAATGCGTTTATTTACATATGAATCACGGTCATCGGGCTTCGTCCATCCAAAACTAGCATGCAGTAATCGATTAGTCATATATCCCAAGAAATAGATTTTCTGGGGAGGAGTATTACAATGTGGGAACAAATCGTTGTTCAAAATATCTTGAGTAAACTCGTATTTTTTCCGGGCACCCGTTTCTTTGTCCATATTAATTGGACTGTACATCGCATATCCCATAATATATTTAATCGCATCGATTTGTGTCATACATATATTTGAGTCGATAATTGAAGCATGCAATCCTTCCACAATATCTTTTTGTTTTTCGTTTGTAATGTCCAGCGATACGCGTTCGCAGATATCTTTATCCGAAATTACGCCCAATGCACGGAAAACAATGAATAGTGGTACGGGTTGTTTTACTCGCGGGAGTTGAACATAGATCGAATATCCGAATCCGTTGTTTTTAGATGATACATACATAGTAAGTTGTTTTGGCGAAATACATTTATAATCGGGGACTGATTTGATTTCAGCCGACCAATTATATTTGGTTTGATTTTTGGATACATTGAAACAGTATACACGATTTTCCGCCGATCGTTCTTGTCCTAATACTGTTTTCTCGGATCCATTAATAATAAAATATCCACCGGTATCATATTTACATTCTCCTGTATGACTATTTTCAACATGTTTGTATTGGGTTAATACACAAATGCTTGATTTCAACATAACGGGCAATTTCCCTATATGAATTTTAGGAAGGGTTTTATGAAGGGTTTGTACATTTTCCAAGTTGGCGCCATTTCTAATAACAAATTTAATATTAATATCTATTGTCATTGCCGACGCATAGGTGAAATTTCTCAGCCTCGCTTCTTGCGGAAACATTAATTTTGTTGCCCCATTATTTTCATGGATTTGGGGACGGTAAATATGGAAATTTTCAAAAGATACGAATAATTCCAGTGAATATTTGCCCGTTTTTGGATCCAAGTCTTGTTCAGATGCAATATGTACTGGGTTAAACATTTCAATCGTTTTTGTTATTTGATATCCCACAAAATTATTATATGATTCTAATTGATGCCGCACTAATCGTTCAAGATGATGACCTTTGAAATATGATTCAATGATCGTCCACGGCGACTCGATATATGGATCATCGGTGATATCAATGTCATCGCGTTCCACATTCACGTCCTCCTGTTTTTGTTTTTGGTGTATTAGAGAAATTTCCATTATTGATTTGTTATCAATCGACATTATTGTTGTTTATACCAATGATTCGATTATTTACAATTCAATTTTATTTCTAAATAGTTTTTACAATAAATATTTAGGAAATGTGTTATATGTACAAAAGCTAGTTTTATTTTCAATGTTGTACAGTAGTATATGGCCAATATTGATTCATCGTCAAATAAAAAAACCATTAAAATAAACCCGGAATTGTTTAAAATTTCAGGTAGTAAATCCAAGACTAAAACTGAAAAAAAACGGCCTAGTCAACATCTATTAATTAATTCAAATTCATTGAAAAAACAATTTTTAAGTCGCATTAAAGAACATAAAATACGGGAAAAACGATTACATGATGTTACCGCGTCATCTACTCCTATACCAAACAATAACAATAATATTATTGACGAATCGCCAGACGAATTTTATGAATCTATTAATTATTTAAGCAGTCTTTCAAAAAAACATAAAGATGATGACGATAAGCTTAAATACGAAAAAAAACAACGGGAACAATTGGCGAAAAAAACGGTTAAAAATATGCATTCGTATGGCATTGGTACTGGTTCTGGTACTGGTTCTGGTACTAGCACTGGTTCTGGTACTGACACTGGTAGGGCTAACGATTATATTCACGTTGAATTAGATTTACCCGAAGAATTAAAACCCGAACAATTTGTTCAATCATCGTCTTTGTCATTATCAAATCCAAATACTATTGGGTTAGCAAATGAAGTTGCATCTATCCTCAAATTAAATTATTCTGTCGATACTTCGGTTCCATATGGTTGTTTAAAAAATGGGATTAAAGAAACATATCGTAATTGGCATCAGAATACCGCAAAGAAACAACACATACCTCTCCCGGTTATAATTGAACCCCTTGTCCCCGAAACCATCATATCAGATCGAGAACGAAAATTGGAAATATTAAAAAATAAATTAAAAATGCAACAAAATGATAATGCAATGATAACACAGAATTTAATTACATTGCCTACTGTGCCTATTGTGCCTATTGTGCATACTGTGCCTACAGTGCATACCGCGCCTACTGTGCCTACATTGTCTACCGTGCCTACATTGTCTACCGTGCCTACTGTGCCTACATTACACAGTACATTACACAGTACAAATACTAATATGGAGATAATGCCACAAAAATCTAAAAAAATAATTAAAAAAACGGTACGTAGAAAATATACATTAGGTAAGTCCAAGATTTATCGTACTGTTGGAATTTTAATAAAGGATAAAAATACACGTAAAAAAATTATCAATGCACATAAAGAATTGAAAAAAAAACCGATTAATGAAGTTAAACAATATTTAAGAGATCATGGACTTATGAAAGTGGGAAGTAATGCACCTAATAATGTTATAAGAAAAACATATGAATCTGCGATGTTATCTGGCGATATTGTCAATAATAATAGAGAAACATTATTACATAATTTCATGAGTGATACACAGTCACAATCTGCAGACAATTTTGGGTAGGATAATTATCTAATCTAATAGTAATATAATAGTATAATGGAAACCACAAAAAACGCATTACCCGATCATATTAAATTATTTTTTAAAGAATTAAGCGATTATCTAGATACCAAAATCTTATATTTTGGCAGCGTTCAACGCGGTGATTATTTTCCTGGGACAAGTGATATTGATGTGGATATATTTTCCGATAATGAAAATAGTATTATGGCAAAAATGCAGCATTTTTTACATGTTAAAAAAACTAAATTTAAAAAGTTTGTATGGAAATTAAATCATAATAATACACTTGCATACGGTCATAAAATTATGTATAAAAACGAAAACGAAGATAATCCAAAATTGGGATTTAATGTTGAATTTTCCATTTATAATGAAAAATATAAACAGGGAATTTTACACGAACATCTTAAGAAAACAGTATTGCCATTTTACGCAACATGGATGCTTATTATTTTAAAAATGTTGCATTATAATTTATATTTATTATCCGAAAAACAATTCAAATATTTGAAAAAAAAGGTACTCACATTTGGCATTGGATTGCCAGATGATCAATTTGTGGTATTAGATGCAAAATAATATTATGTATTTTCCAATAAAAATTGAAGTTATAAATGTACATTTATGTATTGTACACCTATAACAATATACAATATGTCGATAGTCGAAAAATTTGTGAAAATAATAGTGGACGATATTGTTACTAAAATAGCAATAATGGAGCCAATCGTAGTACCAATCGTAGTACCAATCGTAGTACCAATCGTAGTACCAATCGTAGTACCAATCGTAGTACCAATCGTAGTACCAATAATAAAGGTAAATTTATATTCCGACCCTAATCATATTGCATGTCTAGCCCACGCTAAACAGTGGACCAATGATACAGGACAATATTATATTAATCATTTATGTTGCAAACCACTAAATTCAAAACAAAATTCCGAAAAAACAGTAGCATTGGCATTCAATAAAATAAAACCGTTTATCGAGAATTCGATGGAGGAAATTATGAATCATATTCAATCTCCTATTTGTAGTTTACATATAGGACACAGCGGGAAATGTAATACCACAATTCACGGGCAATTATTCTGCGGATTTGCATCTATTCCCACCAAAATAGATACATCTATTTATTCAACACCAGGAAACGATGATTATGTATATAAAAATAGATCCAATCGATTATTTCCCATCCAAATTACAGATCAAACTGAAAAACTTATTCGAAATAAACAAATAAAATTATCATGCGCCATTCCATTAAAAGATTCATCTACTCCTCTAATGTTAGCAGGCGCTCATTTAGATATGAATACGTATGTATATAATGTCAGAGGGGTTAAAGAATTGGTGCGGGTAGACGAATTCAAGGAATATTTGGAATTATTGGATCAACATAAGATCGTACTTCGCGATCGATTTTCTCAGATCGGGCGCAAGGTATTCAACGATAAAGGGTTTAGTATTTGTCCTGTCATGGGAAATGAAATAACGATTGAAGATATTAACCGCGATTCACGGGTAGCACCTAGACCTACTGATATTCAATTGGGGCACTGTATTCCGCGCAGTAATACGGAATTTACGATTCGTGGATTTAATATTTGTTTAATGACTCGCGACGGAAATAGATTTGTCGGCGATGAGAATTTTTGTGAAAATAAATGGGTAGAAAAAATGAAGGTCGCGATTTCTAATCAACTTTGATTGGTTGTTGTTATTGTTGTTGTCTTGTTTTAGGCGTATTGTTGTTTTGTTAACTATGAATTGATTTGTTTTTCAATATATTCACAATATTGTGGATCTTTTTCTATCAAAATACATCGTCTATTTAATTCCCGGCACGCATATCCAAACGACCCCGTTCCTGCAAAACAATCCAATAATAAATCGTTTTCGTCAGATGTATGCGATATAATATTTTTTAATAAATCAATTGGTTTAGGTGTCATATGAATACTATTTCTTGGTGCCATATCATAATTCCAAACACTATGATCTGTTTTTAAATTCCGAAATTTAGGGACTATATCCTCATACAATAATCCCAAATGTTTTGTAATGGGTACCATTGTTTCTCTAGTTGGTTGATTTTTTCCCGTCTCAATGTTACTGAACCATCCAGTTAATCCGCCCGTTTTACTTTTTATTTCTTGTGATATGGTTATTTGAGAAACTTTTTGCTTCATTCTCTCTTCTTTAATCGTTTTGGAATTATCAAATGTATAAAATAATATATATTCTGCCATTTTATTCCAATTATGCATATCATTCTTTACCACAAACCCATCCAAAAATCCCTTTTTTTTTGATTTATCGAATCGTTTATTCCATACAATCATTTGTCTGAATACTAAATTAGTTCTCAATTTTAGCGAAATCATTAATTCCGCGATTTGTTCCATATCATTATGAAATATAAACATTGATCCATTGGTTCTCATCTTTTTTTCTAATTTTACGACTATTTTTGTCAACCATTCCACATAATTATCAATATTGTCCCAAACATCTTTCCCAATATTATATGGCGGATCTATACATACCGTTTGAATCGTTTTATCTTCTACTTTATCTAACTCGATATTCGCATCTCCTTTATATAATTGGATTGTGGGCTGCTGGACGGTAGAGTGGATTATGTGAGGTTCGTGTTGCTCTTGTTGTTCTTGTTGTTCTTGTTGCAGTGGATTATATATTGGGGGTTCTTTGTTTTTTTGATTTATCAATTCCAAGAGTTGACTTTTTGATTTTGATTTGCAATGTAATATACCCAATTCAGTGGCCTTGGCTAATAATTCGGATTTAGATGATTTTATTGTTGCTAGTACCGACAACGACATTATTGTTATTAGGATATTATGTTTATGTTTATATAATCATTTATTTAGATCAATTTTTTGTTTTTTGTTATACTGTTATTATAAAGCAGCATAACAAAAAAATGGATTTTGTAAAATCAAATTATATCGGTATTCTAATTGTGGTTGGAGTTATGCTTGCGGCTATTACAATAATACATATATTCAACCTAAATTTAAATACTTACCCTACATCGACTAAATTAGTTCCTATTGCAACAATCGAAACAATGACATCTAACATTGATTCGGTTGTCGGTGGAGTACCGGGCGAATCGGATACCGATATTATGATGACACCAGATCAAAGTTTTTGTAAATTATACGAAGGACAAAGTCAACATTTAGAAGGAGCGTGCGGAAATTTGACAGAATCTAATTGTAAAATGTCATCGTGTTGTGGTTGGCTAAATGATACTAAATGTGTTGCAGGTAAATCCACTGGTCCAACGTTTAATTCGGATAGTACTGGAAAAACATTACCCGTTGATACTTATTACTATATGAATAAGTGTTCAGGATCGGGATGCCTCGTCTAAAATTTATCAAAGGGAACAAAACTATGCGCAACTTCATTTATTCTACGTCGTGCAGCCACACTCAAAAGAAATTGTGCGGTTTTTTCAATGTCACAGCCGTGATCCGAATATACTTTATTCATCAATTCATCAACTGTGGTCGTTTCAGGTACACCATCAATATCGCCTGCCACTATAACAGCTTCAAGTTTTTCTTTGGTTAATCTAAATTTATTAAGTTTTGCCTTCAACGTTTCGCGAGGTTTATTAGTCGCATCCTCAAAATCATCGGCACATAATTCCAAATTGGCGTGGTTTAGTTGTTTGGATGATACATTTTTTAACTTAATTTTTGTTATACAGCCAGTTCCACCGCGATGACTTCTTCTAGTTCTTCTAATTCTTCTAGTTCTTCTAGTTCTTCTAGTTGTTCGTTTTACCGATCGGGTCATTATATAAATATAGTGTGAAAATAAATAAAAATAATTGATTGTAAAAAAGAATATAAATATATCACAATACAATAATACAATAATACAATAATAGAATAATACAATAATAGAATGATTATTCCAGTTAAATGCTTTTCGTGTGGGATGGTATTGGCAGATAAATATCGATATTATACCGAAGAAGTAAGAAAACGAAAACTCGCAAAAGATATGGATGTTGATAAAGTTATTTATTTAACAAAAGAATTTAGCGAAAAAACACCAGAAGGAGAAGTTATGGACGATCTGGGGTTGAAGAAAATGTGTTGCCGGCGTCATGTTTTAACTCATGTCGATATTGAATAAATGTATTATTTATTATCTATTGCTAATATACAACAAAATAAATATTATGGGAACGCGTAAAAATAAACAAAAAAAACGAAATCAGACGGTTTGGAAAATGAAAGGATGTGCCACCAAAAAAAAGAGGCCCTTGATTTTTTGTACTGTTTGTGATATTAATTGCAGATGTAAGCCCGGCTGTAGTTGCGGACATAACTGTCCAGGAACATGTCATTTAAAACCCAAAATAATGAAAAGAAGAAAAATAGGGGTAGGATTTAGACGCGGGGTTGCAATGTCTAGTGCAATGTCTAAGTCGATGTCAGGAGGGTGTGCCACATGTATGCCTGGACAACATGGTGGTAGTGTTAGTTTGGTCGGCGCGCCATGGACCGGTGGAAATATAGGATCATGGCCAGGAGTCGCGGGTACTGCTGGCGTATCTAATCATTATTCATTAAATAATTATAATGGGGGGGATCCGTCATATCTTCTCGGCCAAGAAAGAAATGGAAATTTGGGTCCTTCGCTATTTTACGGAGGGATGAAGGGTGGAAAGAGTGGTTATAGACGCGGTAATAAAAGAATAAAGACAAGGACAAGGACAAGGAAAGGAATAGGAAGGTTTAGAGGGGGTGGATTAATTCCACAAGGTATACAAAATATAGGAAATAATATGCGGTTTGGATTACAGTCGGCGGGCAACGCATTACAAGGATTTCCCGCACCAGTCAATCCAAATCCTACTGCCGGACAGTTTTTATCACCCAGATAATTTGATTTTGATTTTGATTTTTTTATTGTATTAGCATAATATATAATAAAAAAGATGGCATTTCCTAGAAAGCTTAGAGATTTATGCACCCCTGCATTCGTTTATTTTGTTCTATCTATAATCAGTTTAATTATTGTTATTGTCCATAATTTTGGAAATACCCGAGTATATAATTTAGGATATTATTCCGCTCAAGTACCAAACACCGCAATGGTTTTTATTGTTAAATTGATTTATATCTTGTTCTGGACATGGATATTGAATTTAATATGTGGTGACGGACATACTGAAATCGCATGGTTTTTAGTTGCGGTACCATTTATTATTGTATTCATTACAATGTTAACATTTATGAAAACCGGTAGATATGGAAGAGAGGGACTTGAGAACAAAAAACAACAAAAATAGGTTTATGATTTACTTGTATATGTGTAATGCGACAATACTGACAAGATAAGCAATTATTATTATCATTATTATTATAATTGCATAGTATAGTATAGTATAACACATAACATGCAAAAATGTAAAAATGGCCAAATGCGTAAAATAAATGGATGGACATACTTATCTATAAAAGGAGCTGCAAAGGAGCGTGGGTATGCTCACGGATATTTAATTGCAGATCAATTCAAACAAATCCAAGAAATGTTGAAATTTCTCGTTTATAACGATTACGGACAAACATGGGATTTTTTCATTGAATCTGGTGCAACCTATTTAAAGGATACCATCATAAAACACTTCGGTGAATTTTATGAAGAAATGGAAGGAATTGCAGCAGGATGTTGTGCCGGAGGAACAAAAACAACGGTCGATGAAATTTTAGCATGGAATAATTATTTTACGTTGACCGGATCATGGTACCCACAATCGTATTTAAAAGAAGGAAGTAGCGGATCAAAAGAAGGAGGCGCAAATAGTGGAGGTGCGAATAGTGGAGGTGCTCCCGATAGATGTAGCGCATTTATCGCGGTCGGTGATTATACGACAGACGGGAAAATTGTGGTTGCGCATAATAGTTTTAGTACATTTATAGATGGACAGTATATGAACTGTATTCTCGATATTTGGCCATCTTCCGGTCATCGGATATTAATGCAAACGTGTCCTGGTTGGATTTGGAGTGGTACGGATTTTTTTGTAACTAGTTGCGGTATTCTTGGAACAGAAACCACCATCGGAGGATTTATTCCCTACGAAAACAAATATACGATTGCTTGTCGTGCACGTAAAGCCATGCAATACGGAAATACACTAGACGAATATGTGAAGATATTTTTGGATGGAAATTCGGGCGATTATGCGAATTCATGGTTGTTTGGAGATACGAATACAAATGAAATTTTACGCATTGAATTGGGATTGAAATATCATAATATTGAACGTACCAAAAACGGATATTTTATTGGATTCAATGCAACTTATGATCCACGTATTCGTAATATAGAATGTGTTAATCCTGGATTCGATGATATTCGTCGTCATCAGGGAGCAAGACGTGTTCGTCTAACCGATTTAATGGATAAATATAAAGGGAAATTGAATGTCGCCACTGCATTAAAACTTATTGCTGACCATTATGATGTATATTTACATAAAGTAAATAAATGTTCGCGAACGGTATGTTCGCATTATGACTTAGATGGACGGGAATATATGTCGCAGTCGGATAGACCAAAACCGTTTGCACCTAGAGGCGCAATGGACGGATGTGTTGCCGATTCTGTGATGATAAAAAATATGTCTTTTATGGCACGATGGGGAAGTTCGTGTGGAACCCCATTTTCCGTCAATGCATATTGCAATAAAAATAGACAATGGGAGTATTTAAGACCTTATTTACATGATAGACCGAGTCAACCGTGGACAAAATTCGGTACGGCAAGTTGGTCAAAATCAAAAACGGACAAAAAAATGGCTATTACTAAAAAAATTAAGCCGACGAAATCAAAATCGAAATCAAAATCGAAATCAAAATCAAAATAAATAATATTAAAATTCTTATATAAAAATGTGCTATTATATAAGAATATAATTCAACTATGTCGAAAGAAAAAACTGTTGGGAAAAAAAAAGAATCGTCTATTAGCTCGATTTTTGGTCAGGGATCTGGTCTAAGTTCTGGTCTAAGTTCTGGTCTAAGTTCTGGTCTAAGTTCTGGTCAGAGTTCAGGAAAAGATAGAAGTAATATGATGGAAAATATATCGTGGAAACTCATTGATAAATATTTCAAGGATAATCCAAGTAATTTAGTTGCTCATCATTTAGAATCTTATAACGACTTTTTTTCAAATGGCGGAATTAATCGTATTTTCAAAGAAAATAATCCAATACGGTTTATTCAAAAAGATGAAAAAGATGTTGAACTCACCGAAGGACAACATAATCAATGCTTATTATATTTAGGTGGAAAAAATGGAGATAAAATATATTTTGGAAAACCGGTTATTTATGACGACAATTATTCTCATTTTATGTATCCAAATGATGCACGATTGCGTAATATGACCTATGGCCTCACCATCCATTATGACGTTGATGTGGAATTTACTTATTATGAGGAGGGGGTAGAAGGGGTTGGGGGTGGAGGTGTAAGTGGTGGAGGTGTAAGTGGAGGTAATAAAAGCATAGAAAAGACTCATACCATCACACTAGAACAAATATATCTGGGAAGATTTCCAATAATGCTTCAATCTAAATTGTGTATACTAAATGGTCTTGCTACTGACGTTAGATATAATATGGGCGAATGTCGACAAGATTTTGGAGGATATTTTATTATCGATGGAAAAGAAAAATTAATTGTCAGTCAAGAAAAGTTTGCAGATAATATGATTTACATTAAAAAAAATAAACCGGATAATATGTACAGTTATTCTGCCGAAATACGATCAGTGTCTGAAGATGCATCTAAACCTATCCGCACAAGTGGTATTAAAATTGTCGCGGGGCCAGCTGGTATGGGAGTGGGAAGTAAAGTATACAGCATGGAACAAATTGTAGTTATTGTTCCAAATGTACGTAAACCGGTCCCACTATTTATTTTAATGCGAGCACTCGGCGTTATTTCCGATAAAAATATTATCGAATATTGTATATTAGATTTAGAATCTAATAAAGGATACATTGATTTTTTTATTCCATCCATTCACGATTCACACAATATATTTACACAAGAAACGGCTCTGCAATATATTGCCACCTTCACGAAACGCGGAACAATTAGCGGCGTTTTTGATATTCTTATGAATTATTTTTTACCACATATCGGCAATCAAAATTTTTTAGATAAAGCGTATTTTGTCGGGTATATGGTCATGAAATTATTGAGAGTTTTTAATAAAGAAGATTTGCCAACTGATCGCGATAGTTTTCGATTTAAACGTATTGAACTACCCGGATCGTTAATTTATGATCTCTTTAGAGAATATTATTTAATTCAAAAACGAGATATAGCACTTAAAATTGATAGTGAAAATTATTATCACAGTGGAAAATATAAAAATAATTTCATCGGGTTAATAGATTTAAATTACCGTGATTTTTTTAAAGAACGTATCATTGAATCCGGGTTTAAAAAGGCGTTCAAAGGAAATTGGGGGGCAGAAGAACATACTAAACGTATCGGGGTTATTCAAGATGTAAATCGATTATCGTGGAACTCGTTTATTTCACAATTGCGTAAATTCAATTTACCGTTAGATGCAAGCGCAAAAGTCGTAGGGCCTAGACACTTACATACCTCACAGTGGGGATTTATTGATCCAGTGGATACACCCGACGGCGGTAATATTGGGCTTCATAAACATATGGCTATAAGCACTGCTGTCAGCAGCGGATTCTCTGCGCAACCATTAATTCAATTATTTCGCGCAAAAATATCGTTACGACTTTTACAAGAATGCGATTCGCGTTTTTTAGGTACGTCTACTAAAATATTTATTAATGGGCAATGGATCGGAATTGTAGATGATCCTATACATACTGTAACTTTATTGAAGATGTATAGACGTGCCGGATTAATACCCACGTATACGAGCATTTCATTCAATTATAATCACGATGAAATATTTATATATACGGATGCGGGTAGATTATGTCGACCAGTATACTATATTGAACCGGATTTGAAAGAAGGCGGTGCAAAAAAAGGAGGACTTGTTCAGAAAAAAGTCAGTTTTGAACAACCTGAAATTATAGAACTTATTAACAGTGGACAATTTACATGGTGCCAAATTATTTCCGGATTTAATCGCAAGATTAACACGTCATCCACAATTAGATCAAATGATAATAATATCTATGATTTTTCGGACATGTACGATTCCCCAAATAATATTAAACTTGCTATTGTGGATTATATTGATACGGCAGAAGAAGATGGGGCGCTTATAGCTACACGATACGACGATTTATCAAAATCGAAATATTATACCCACGTTGAAATTGATCCATCCCTCATTCTCGGGGTACTCGGGAATTTAATTATTTATGCAGAGAATAATCCATATGCACGTGACGCATTTTCATGCGGTCAAACTAAACAGGCTATATCATTATACCATTCAAACTATCAAATGCGGATAGATAAAATGGGGGTCATTTTAAATTATGGACAAATTCCGCTAGTAAAATCACGATATTTGGAATATATAAATAAAGAACAAATGCCATACGGTGTAAATACTATTGTCGCCATCATGTCTCATACGGGATATAATGTGGAAGATGCAGTGTTGATCAGCGAGGCCGCTATTCAGCGCGGATTATTCAGAACAACTTATTATTCCATGTATGAATCCCGGGAAGAAAGTCCACAGGTATCTGGTTCTTCGACAACAATGCAGTTTAATAATATTATGAGTGAGCCTGGATTAGTATCTGGTATTAAACCGGGGTATGATTATAGTTATCTTGATAAGTGGGGAATCATTAAAGAAAATACGGCGCTAGATGATAAAATGGTATTGATTGGAAAGGTTACCCGCGATTCATCTGGCTCCGGATCTAACCAAAAATCGGTAGACTCATCCGTATTTCCTAAAAAGGGACAATTAGGGTTTGTAGATAAGTCGTTTATTACCGAGGGCGAAGAGGGGTTCCGATTGGCGAAAATCAGGGTTAGAGAAGAACGATTGCCTGCAATCGGGGATAAAATGGCAAGTCGTAGTGGGCAAAAGGGAACTATTGGGTTAATTATTCCAGAACAAGATATGCCATTTACCGCCGACGGACTGAGACCCGATATTATCATAAATCCACACGCTATTCCATCGCGCATGACTATCGGTCAATTAATTGAAACCGTGTTGGGTAAAATCGGATGTAATTACGGAGGATTTGGTGATTGTACTGCGTTTGCAAATAAAGGGACTCATATAGATACATATGGATCATTGATGGTTAATGCAGGGTATCATAGTTCAGGTAACCAGATTTTATATAATGGTATGACGGGCGAACAACTTTATTCGGATATTTATATTGGCCCCACTTATTATATGCGATTGAAACATATGGTTAAAGATAAAATCAATTATCGCGCTAGAGGACCAAACACGGCGCTCACGCGACAATCCGTACAGGGTAGGGCTAATGATGGGGGGTTACGCATCGGCGAAATGGAGCGAGATGGAATATTGGCGCACGGGTGTTCCGGTTTTTTGAATGAATCGTATATGACCCGCGGAGATGAATATTTTATGGCGGTATGCAATAAAACGGGAGGAATTGCCATTTATAATCCATCCGTAAATCTATTCTATAGTCCTTTTGCTGATGGGCCGGTCAAGTATAATACAACTATCGACGGAAAAATGAATATTCAAAATGTTAGTCGATTTGGTCGATCATTTAGTATTGTGCGAATTCCATACACGTTGAAATTATTAATTCAAGAATTACAGGTTATGAATATTCAAATGAGAATCATCACCGAGGATAACGTGGATCAATTAGTAAATATGTCATATTCGGATAATATTAATAAATTGACTGGGGAGAATATTATAGATGATACATTTGACGCGGCACAAGTAAAGAATTCATTTTATTTATACAAACAAAAGATTAAACGAATAGTTGATCAAAATAATGCCATTAAAAATCCATTTAAAATGGAGGTAGATAAGCCGGTTCGTATACCCAGTACAAATCCAGACAATGCGCCATATGCTTCAGGTAGCCCTATTTACGAACCCACAAGTCCGGCATACAACGGCCCAGGTAGCAGTCCAGCATACGAGCCCACAAGTCCGGCATACAACGGCCCAGGTAGCAGTCCTGCTTATGAGCCCACAAGTCCAGCATACAACGGCCCAGGTAGCAGTCCTGCTTATGAGCCCACGAGTCCAGCATATAATGGCTCTAGTCCTGCGTATGAACCAAAAGAATTGGGTAATATTAGAAATCCTGAAATAAAATCTCAATTTGATGCTCTTTCTGAAAAAGATAAACAAATATTAACGTCGATAATCGCAAAGAAAAAAGAAGAAAGGGCGAATGCATCTGCACCAATAACGGGATCAGAAACAGGAACAATAGGAACAGGAACAGGAACAGCAGCAATAGGAACAATAGGAACAGGAACAATAGGAACAGGAACAATAGGAACAGTAACTAATCCTGTATCTATATTAGAACCCATCGTCGAGAAAAAAATAGATGAAAGTAATGAAGAAAAAGGATCAGCCGAATCAACTGGATCAAATGGATCAAATGAAACTAAAACTGTCAAATTTTAGGTCAAAATAAAATTGAAACAATAATTATAATAATAAATATATAAACACTATTATTATACATACAATAAACAACAAGACAAAATGGCAACCGCGCAAAATTCAAGTAGCATTATTTCGTCCATATATAAATCCAGAAAAACAATTCTAGAATTAATGCAGAAACAAGAATATAAAGTCGACGATTATAATGAGTTTAGTATCAATGAAGTAAATACTATGCATCAAAACAATCAACTTGATATGCTTTTAGAAAAAAACGAAGAAAGTGAAGACACCCATCGTAAAGGAAAAACATATATTAGATATTATCTATCATCCAAACTAAGTGGTTCGGATATTCAAAATATGATTGATGATTTGTTTAATTTAGAAGAAATTTTAAATAAAAATACCGATACACTAATGATTATTGTGAAAAATGATATGAATGAACCATTAATGAATTTGTTGAAACATATCTGGGAACAAGATCAAATATTTATCGTCATTCAAAGTATTAAACGGTTACAATTTAATATTTTAAATCATGCATTAGTTCCCGATCATCGTGTACTAACAACAAAAGAACTTATTATAGTTAAAACAAAATATAATGTTACGGATAATACCCAATTTCCAGATATTTCTCGGTTTGATCCCGTCGCGCAAATAATTGGAATTAGACCGGGGCAAGTATGTGAAATACGTAGGCCAAGTAAAACGGCAATTATCGGATTATATTATAGAATTTGTATGTAGCCTCGCAAAAATATATTATATCACGATACTATAACATCATGTCTGGTTCAACTACTACCCCTGCTCAATATTCAGCTAAAATACAAGTTTATACCGAACAATTCCCCGCCATTTTAGATAATTTTAAAACCGCTTATATTAATCATACCAAAACACCCGATTACGAAGAATATAGTCAAATATATGATACCGATAAAGCGGCACTGAATACTGTCAACGGGCAACTTTTTTCTACTATAAATGATATTCAAAAAAATATCGAAATATTGAATAAAAATACAATGGTCACGGATACAAAACTTACATCATTAAAAGATAATAATAAAAAACTTGTTCAGAAAATGGCACAAATACGTGGATCAAATAATGGCTCATATGAAATGATCAATAATTCAAAAGAATTGTATAAAACTCAATATACCATCAATGTTTCTATTTTTGTCGGGATTATTCTTATTTGTATAATGATGTACCACATTTTTAGATCTTCTTCTTCATCATCTTCATCATCTTCTTCTTCTTCTCTTCTGTCTCGACAAAATAAATACAGATAAATCAAATACAGATAAATCAAATACAGATAAATCAAATACAGATAAATCAAATACAGATAAATCAAATACAGATAAATCAAATAATAATAATTTACATATATTTATGCGGTTTCGTCATCTTCTACAATTAACAATTTCTTTTTAGGTTTTACTATTCTCAACTTTTTTACCTTTGGTTTTACTTCTTCTACAACTACAACAACTTCGTTTTCTATTTCGTCTTCCTCCTCAACTTCTTTTGTTAAAGGATTTTTTATTTGGTTGATTTCTTGTTTAGTTAATCCTATCAACTTGTAAAACTCGTCTTCTGTAATATCCACAATTCCTAACTTACGAATGTCTGGAAGATATTTGAATGCTTCATTATCTAAAAACGATTGTCCGTATTTAGGGTAATCACTAATAACTACACTAATGTTAAAATCCATTATTTTTTTAATCAACTCTAAATTATCGCCCAAAATATAAAACTTGTGATTTCCAGTCAAACTCAATTTTCCTTCATCAATAAACGCCCCCTTAAATCCTCTTTTGTTCGCAATAATCAGTTTGCGTTTATTTGCGTCTGGGTGTTGTTCTGTTGCTTTTTTAACCAATATACCTTCGTTTAAGGTATATGTATCAATCGCCCACATATCTTCTAATGTATATTCAGTTGGTATTTTTGCCTTTGTTCCAGATGATTTTATGGTTTTTGTTTTGTATTCCAAATTACAATTATGTTTTTCTATAAACTGAATTAGTTTATCAAATATACTATGGAATGCTAATGGAATGGAATAATTTTTATTGAGATATTCAAACGATGTTGTTGTAAGTTTTTTGCGTTTGATTTCACTAATAATCTCTGTCTTTTTATTTTGTGTATTAAGAGTGTTTTGTAATACATACAACGAAATAGGAATATCAGCATTAATCATTCCTTTTGATTGCGAATCGTCCCACAATTTCAACCAAACAATATGTTTATCCAACATCTCGTTATGCAATGAATGACTTTTTTTCAACCAACTCAACGGATTAATGAATGCTAAAACCCCATCTGGTTTCAACCAATCTTTAAATGTGTTTTCAATAAATTTAGGCCATATGGTTTCGTTTTTTTCGCCCAATTGCTTTCCAGTATGAGAACGAATACCGCCTTTGTTGAATGGAATATTACCTAAAATCACATCAAAACTATTGAGTGCAACTCCCCAGACACTTACTATATCAAGTTCTAATGTGTCGCCTTCATAAAGGTTTAACTTATATTGATTATTCATATTGAATATTTGATGACTAATAAACACATTTTTCTTATTTAATTCGCTCATATACAACATATTTTCTATGATATGTTTCTTGCGGTCTTCGTCATTTGGTATTTGTGTTTTTAATCCTTCCATCAGTTTCAAATAAACTGCTACTGGAAAATTACCCATACCAGAAGCAGGGTCAAACCATTTGAAACTTGGTTCAGTAAATATACTTCTTCCATGGTCCTTAATATAATGTTTATCTAAATTATCCAACATTTCAAATACTAAGCACATAGGAGTAAATACTTCGCCATTTTCTTGCTTCTCTTTTTGCTTTGGTGTCAAACAACTATCAATTAGTTCCAACAATTCTTTTGGTTTATCTATTAAACTTTGTAAAGACATTTTAAATTGTATTGATATGTTATATATACAAGAGTTCTTTCTAATATATTTTCCTACAATTGCTTCAACCAATTTTATAATATCTGGTTTATTCCACCAGATAAACGACTGGTCTTGAAATACACTCAATAATGATGGATTGGTCTTAATCACATTTAACATTTCTAAAATATCTTTGTGTTCTGTATTCATAGTCAAAATACAAATAAACGGAATAATAAATGGTAATACATCTTTGGTAAGGGAAATATCAATATCTTTATTATCTTCCGTGTCTTCTGCGTCTTCTGTATCTTTATCTCCTACTTCGTTAGTATCTTGTTTTATTGTTTCTTTTCCAGTTGGTAATGCGTCTTCGCTTTCTTCGTCAAACTGAACTTTTACATTTACTTTTCCATCACCAACAGAACTGGTAAAATACTGGTTCATCATTTTTTGGTCTTTTGTATCCATATCAATAATGCTTTCTTCAATCTTCTTCAATAAAATTTTTAGATTATGTATTGGGTCTGCTTTCCAAATATGTAAGAGT